ATCACATAAGCACGACGCGACCACAAGATGTGACAGCATTATGCGACATTATGCGACATTATGCGACAAAAAGCACGATGTGACCGGCGATGCGACTGCAGGATGCGACTGAACCATGCGACATATAGTATCATATTAATAAAATAAAAAGTGCAATAAAAAGCACTAATTTTTATTTTTTTAAATAATGACTATTGCTTTTGCTTAAAAAGTGCAATATAATGTAATGCAAGGATGCGACTGCAGGATGCGACTAAAAAAAAATAATTAAAAAAATGTTGATAAAGTTAGGTTATTAACAAAATAAATCGTAAATTAGTTAAAAATTAAATCAAATGACAAAAGACTATCTACACTCAGACTTGTTACAAGACAAGGCAAACGACAGAGTATTTCAAAAAACTTATGGAACAATAGATAAGTTTGCACGAAAGCTAACAAACATGGAAGCCGCAGCTTTTGGCATCAAGGATGCCGAAACAATAGCGACTATGGAAAAAGTAAACGCTGAATTCTTTTCAGAAGAAATCATCGAACTAGTAAACTACACAATACAACACTTTAGAAAAAACAAAAGGTTATGAAAAAAGAAAGCACATATCGAATAACATTCTATTCTATGGTTGGGGTTGTGCTAATATTGTTGTTTTTAATAATGACATCATGTGCGACACTCATAAGAGCAGAACAAACAAAGTTTTATTATCCGACATACAAACAATGGAAGTCGCTTAATGAACACGAGATGAAAATTGTAAACGATTTTACATTTAAAAACAACTATATCGCACCCGAATATAGACATTTGAAAACAATTAAATTTAATAAAAATGGCAGGAAACAACTCGCAAAAATCTACCTTGCTCGATAGGGTAGATGACGGATTTAACTATTTCAACGGGTATAGGCTCGAAGAACTGAAAACAGATGACGTGTACTACATAGAGGCTTTTATGCAATACATAGAGCAACTAGAAAACACGATAACAAAGTATAAAAAACAAAACACTTGGACGAAAGTCCCACTAAAATAGAAAACTATGGAAGCAAGTAAACAACATTGTCAAACATGCGACGAGTGGGTTGACAAAGTGAAATACAACGACGCAATAGACCAGGACCAATGTAAATGGTGCATGGAGGAGTTTAAATGGTATTCATTTGAACACATGAAAAAAATACATCAAACAATCAACGAAACATGGATTATATAAAGCAAGAAAATGAAGCGTTAAGAAGGGAGTTGACAGACCTTCTAGGGCTAACGATAGAAACCAATAGCTTTTTACGTAAGGTGCATGATGACCTAGAAAAATGGGGAATCAATGATGACGTAGAATACGTTGAATTTCTATTAGAATCAAGTAATGAGAAAATTTTTAAATTAAAAACACTAATAAATGGCTAATAATTGTTGGAACTATGTCTCAATAACAGGAGACAAAAAAAGAATAAATACAATACAAAAACACTTTGAAAACTATGACAACACGAGGTGGTTTACTGAGTTTGGCGATGCGTTTTTTAATAAGAAACGTAACTACGAGGAACAAGATTTTGACTTTTACTACGAGTATGGAACAAAGTGGTGGGATTTTGATTGTAACAGAGAGTCAGACACGGAACTTATAGTGCAAGGAGATACTGCATGGAGCCCTCCTTTAAAACTACTAAAAGACATATCAAAAAAGTTCAATGTAAAAGTGTTCGCAGAATGGCAAGAGTACGGAATGGACTTTGCTGGACGTGCTACATGGAACAAAGGACTAGAAAAGGAAATGTGGAACTGCTCAGCACAACGCATGGACTTAGAAAATATGGGACTAGCAGAGTTTTATGACTATCAAAGTCAATGGTGCGATGATAACGAAACAATAGAGGACTTTATTGAACGATTATCTGACGATGTTATCGAATATATAGGAGAAAAAGGTTTAACACAAATTAAAGAATGGTTTGAAGATGACAAAGAAAGACTTGCAACTCAAAACACTTAAAAGAATGCAGGACTTCCACGAGAAGCATAAAGGCGACAAACCTGTAAGAAGAATATCTGATGACAATATAGACGTGATAATTTATAGACGACTACTTGTGCAAAAATACTTTGACGAGGTAGATGTGTTTGACAATAGCACAGACGTTTATAGACCTCTATCAACCACAGAATTAAAAGCACTAGACTCTATGGGTATAGATGAGTTCTGTCATGATTTATTATTGAGTAATTGTATCGAACGCATAAAAAACAATAGATATGCGATGCAACTAGGAATTGCTAAAGAAAATGAAAAAGAAAAAGAGTATCACTACAAAATTGCTATGGAGGAAATAAAAACATTGCGTGAATTTTTGGATATCAACAAAAATTAACGTAAATTTGTTAATAATTAAATTAAATGTAATCTTATGAAAACTGAGAAACTCGCTGCGTTGTACAAGAAGTATGACCTCAGCAAAGACGATGTCTTTAAACATCAACACTACATTATCATCACTAGGAGCGGGATTGACAAAATCCAAGCAAGTGAGAAAATCACAATCACCTACGATGTAATCAAATGCGAAACTAACTTTTGCGTTATCAAAGCCAATGCAGATGCGAGTGGGAACACTATTCAGACGTTTGGCTCAGCACTAAAAGGGACAAGTCATCGAGACGGAAATTGTAATACGTGGTACGTTATGGAAATGGCAGAAAAAAGAGCCATGTCAAGAGCCGTACTAAAACTCACAGGTTTCTACGAACTAGGTGTATTTGGCGAAGATGAAAGCGAAGACTTTAAAAGAAAGGATGCGTCATGGAAGAATTAAAAAAACAAGAAATACTTGCTAAGTTATCAAGTGACGAACACTACTATGGAGAGTATGGAAAGCAGTTTCTTTCTAACTCCGACATAGGTACGCTAATCAACAACCCTGCAGGTTATTTAGACTCTCGTGAGGATAGTATAAACCTGATGTATGGCAGAGCGTTTCATGAACTTGTAATGTTTGGAGAAACGCAACACGACAAGTTTGTAGACGCTTCAACAAGGCGAACAAACAAATATAAAGATGCCGAAGAAGAAGCGGGTGGTCTTATATTCCTAAAGAAAGAATGGGACGAAATTAACTCATTAGTAGACAAAGCTTTCGCTAATATGGAGTTTAAAACCATACTAGAAAACAACTCTAATAAATTCGAAGTTCCCAATTTGGGAACAATGGATAGCGGCGATGTGACGTGGAAATGTAAAGCTGATATCGTAACAGATGAAGCAATCATTGACATCAAAACATCAAGCAACATCGGGGGCTTTAAGTATAGTAGCAAGGCATATAATTATGATAGCCAAGCGTTCATATACTCAAGACTTTTCCAGAAACCAATGGTTTTTCTGGTTGTAGACAAAGGCACAGGTTGTGTGGGTATATTTGAAACTACTGATGAAGCATACGAAAATGGTAGAGAAAAAGTGCGTAAAGCAGAGGAAAACTACCTAGACTATTTTGTCAACAAGACAAAAGAACTCAATAACTTTACAGTTTATGGAGAGATATAATGAACCTCGTAAACTAAACAAAATTGCAGATATTATCGCAATAATAACAATAATCATTTTTTTATTAATCTTAAATTAAATTACATGTCAACACTTATCAATGCATCAATCAAAACTTCAGAGCTGAAGAAGATTGACCAAAACAAAATCATTAAAGGAGAAAAAGATAGCTACATTCCTATCACTATCTCTATAAATGACGAGTCACGATACGGAAAAAACGTATCTATAACAATTGCTCAAGACCAAGACGAACGTGCGTCTAACAAGCCAAAACATTACTTAGGTAACGGCTCTGTTATTTGGACGGACGGAAAAGTCGTCAAAGGGCAAAAGGAAGACCAAAACGGAGGAAATGAGCCATTTGAAACTATTGCTTCAAAAAATGTAGCACAAGAGTCAATGAACGACCTCCCATTTTAATCTAATTTCCCGCCCTTCGGGGCGGGTTTTAAAACACTTACTATGACAGAAGATAACAAATACAAAAGTTTAAAAATTATCGCCAAAATCATAGCCGACAAACACGATAAGACACCGGAGTTTATATTCTTTGACACTCGTGTAAGAGAAATAATTGACCTAAGGTCTATGTTCTTTTACTTTGCGACAAGATATACAAGGCTAAGCTTAGCAGACATTGGAAAGTTTTCCCAATACATGGGCAGAAGTACTCCTCATAATCACGCAACAGTATTACACAACGCTAATAAAATATGTGATATGATTACTGTCGATAGACATCTAAGAGAAAAGATAAACGAGCTAGAAAATGAAATCAAATACTATGTGGATTACGATAGATATTGGTTTGACCAAATATCAAACTACAAAAAAATAATCGTACATCAAATACACAAAGAGCGTGACTTGGATTTCATTACAAAGTTTTGCGATATAACAACGATATTATATGAAAACAAAGAGTTCTTGGGCATGACGGCAGATTTAGTCCGAGAAGAATTAAATAGAAAACTAGAAAGAATAAACGATGAAGGGATACATCAAACTACACAGGAGGATACTGGATTGGGAGTGGTATAAAGATTCCAATACAAAAAATATATTCATACATCTTCTACTAAACGCATGTTACGATAATTGTAGGTTTATGGGTAAATCCGTAAGCAGGGGCGAGTATATAACGTCTTTGTCAAGGATTTCATCTGACCTAGACATACCTGTACGTCAAGTAAGAACAGCAATAAAAAGGCTAAAAGACACAGGAGAAATAGACACGCAAACGACAAACAAATACACAAAGATAACTATCTGTAATTATGAGAGTTATCAAGTAGAGGAACCAAGAAAAAAAGCTAAAGCGACACGCAAAAGACAAACAATAGACACGCAAACGACAGACACAAATAAGAACATAATAAAACAAGAAAATAAAAATAATGTGTTTTTAAAACAATGTCTATCTGATTCATCATGGGCTGAGGTTGTGTGTATGCAAAACCAACTGACAAAAAATGCGTTGGATAAATTGCTAAATGCTTTTCACAATCATCTGATTATGACAGACGAGGTAAAATTTAACATAAAAGAATTCAAGTCTCACTTCGTAAATTGGCTGAAGTATAACAAAAATGTTATAATAATAGACAATGGTCCATACAGGTGGAAGTGGAAAGGACAAGTGATAAAAAGCGGTTCTATTGAAGAACTAGAAAAAGACAAAAGCTTTTTTGATAAGCCTGGTTTTGAATTTCAAATTATAAGCAATGGAAGTTAACGGATACAAGATAAAAGACTACAATGTATACAAGCTAGACACAAGAGCAAAAAAATCTACGTGTCCTGTTTGTTCAGAGGGTAGAAAGAAAAAATCTCAAAAATGCCTTATGCTTGATTGGGAACGTGGGTTAGGGACTTGTCAGCATTGCGGAGAAGTTTTACAACTTCATACGTATGAAAAAGAACAAGAGTACACGTATACGATGCCTGTTGTTGAGGAAAACAAAAGTGGATTGCACGAGCGTATTATTGATTGGTTTAAAGGCAGGGGTATTACAGATGCGACGTTAAGTAAGATGAACGTAACACAAGGGGTGGAGTTTATGCCTCAAGTTGGAAAAGAAGTAAACGTAATCATGTTTAACTACTTTGTCAATGGAATACTAACAAACATAAAGTATCGTGATGCACAAAAGAATTTTAAGCTATACAAGGGTGCTCAAAAGACATTCTATAACATAGACTCAATAAAAGACTCAGAGAAATGCGTTATAGTAGAAGGGGAGATAGATGCGATGTCATTTGTTGAAGCGGGTATTGACTACGTAGTGAGCGTTCCTAATGGATTTACAGCGAAAGGACAGATAAATTTAGACTACCTAACAGATTTTTATTCCTACTTTGAGGATAAGACTGAGATATACATTTGTGTAGACAACGACGAAGCTGGAGAGAACGGTAAAAAAGAACTAATTAGAAGATTTGGGTCAGACAAAGTATTTTTATGTGACCTCAAAGATTGCAAGGACGCAAATGAGTACTTAATTAAGTACGGGAAAGAGGCTTTGAAAAGAGTGGTGCTTGATGCAATACCATGTCCAATAGAAAACGTGCTTAGGGTGTCTGATATGGCTTCAGACCTAGATGAATTCTATAAAAATGGAGTAAAGAATGGGTACAAGATTGGGTTGAGTAGTTTTGATGGTATATTTTCAACATACACAAAGCAATTCATAGTCGTTACAGGTTTTCCATCAAGTGGTAAATCAGATTTTGTTGACCAAATGACCATAGGATACAATATGATGTATGGTTGGAAAACAGCTTATGCTTCTACTGAAAACTACCCACAATACCTCCACGTCGATAAGCTTGTGCGAAAGTTATATGGTAGCACACCAAAATACGAGGACACAAAGCAAAAAGACTGGAAAGAATGCGTTGAGCACATCAACAAAAACTTCTTCTTTATTGACTACGAAGATGGGTTTGACTTAGATAGAGTCCTTAAAAAAGGGGAGGAGTTGGTTAAAAGAATGGGTATCAGATGTTTGGTTATTGACCCATACAATAAAATAAGAGACAAGGATAACCTCAACATGAGTATAACAGACTACACAAACGTATACTTGAATAAAGTAGACACATTTTGTAAAAAACACGATGTGGTTTGCATACTAGTTGCACATCCAACTAAACCTCAGAACGATAAGGGAAAGCTTATTGAGCCAACATTTTATGATGTAAAAGGCGGAGGCGAGTTTTATGATATGAGTCCACATGGTATATTGGTTCATCGTGATTACGAAAATGCGACTGTAAAAATAAAGGTTTTAAAAGTAAAGTTCTCAAACCTAGGGGAAAATCAAGCGCATGTTGACTACTGTTGGAACGTAAACAACGGAAGATACTCCGAATTAAAAGACGGAAACCCGATTTGGGATAATACAAATTGGATATCAACTAAAAACAATCCATACGAAATAACAAAGAGTTTGGATTTGGAATTTGAACAAATAAATATATAAATATGAAAACAATTATTTTAACTTTTATCATGGTGACGGCAACAATATATCATGCCGACCCAAAACAATGTAATGCTGACTACTTGACAACAGCATCGCTGAAAAAAATAAATTCACAATCACCTGGCTCACACAGATGGATAGCTGTTTCCAGGGATTTAGAGCCTCTTGGTTTTGTGTTCGGAGCGAAAGTATGTGTAGAGGGTGCAGGAGAAATGGACGGCATATGGACAGTAGAGGATAGAATGAACAAACGATGGAAAAACCGAATAGACTTCTTAGTTGATTATGATATTAAAGGAGGCAAATGGGAAAACGTCACAATATCTTTGGTAAATGAGCTTGATTAGAAACAGTAAAGAGGTTGTTAGAGCAATAGACTTTACAGGGGTACAAAATGGTGTCATACATCCATCAGATATAGATGCTGTTTTAGAATTTGACAATGATATTTTAATCTTGATAGAGGTAAAAAAGCGTGGAAACGAAATACCAATCGGTCAAAAACTACTACTTGAAAGAATATGCTCCTCATGGAGAACAAAGCGTAGCATTGTTTTAAAGGTAGAATACGACGATGTATATCCACAAGACCAAAACATACCATTAGATGGCTGTTATGTGACAGCATACTATCATAGATACAAATGGGTTAATACAAGAGAGCCCTATTCTCTTAAAAATTTCTTAAACTATCTAGGAGAAAGATGGCAAAACAAAAAATGCAAGTTTTAGAGAATATAGGAGAATGTATGAGTATATGCTTACAAAATAATATAAAAGTATACCCAATACCTTACGATTTAAACCATCTTAAAATAGAAGTTGATTATGATGGTAGAAAAAAACAAGGGGAAGAGATATACAATTGGAAGACTCAACAAAAACAATTACAAGATAAAATAATACAATTATATGAAATCCTTGCCAGAAATATACAAAGTAGGTGACAGGCAGTTTGTTTATGACCATAAGTCATTACAATATGCTTTTAGCACATACCAAAGGTATACTAACGAAGAATTTTTAGAAAACATAGTAGATATACTACACTTTGCTGTGTATGTGTGTTGGCTAAAAGAAATACCAAGCGATGAGTGTTTGGCAGATGATGGAATAATACACGAGTTGGTCCATCTTCTTCAAGAAAACACTATAAAACATAGTGATTTAGAAAATATTAGAAAAAACTTTAACAAAACTTTGATTATTTAAATTTTTTTTTATACATTTACTAAAATCAATGTTTAGGAAATGTTTG